CCAGCAAATGATTTCTCCTCTTCTCTAGACCCTGGTTCTGGGTTCGCTGCTTTGATAAGGTCTTCTCTGATGTTTCCTCTCTCTACAGTGATCAGCGGACAAATTGTTATTGCTTTTTTAAGGTATTCTACATGCTCATACACAAACTTGGGCTCCCAACCTGTGTCAGCAAATATCATGTAATCTGGTTTATGTTTTGTTAATCCCTCTTGTGCCATCAATGCCAGGCATGATGATTGTACACCAGCTCCCAATGACAATATACGCATGGTAGGTTCACGTTGTTCTCCCTTACCCTCTGTGCTGTCGTATTCTGCTCGGTTACCGTTTTTAAGTAAATTAGTTGTTTTAAAATATTTAGGCTCTACCGTAGCTGCAACTGCAGCCATATTATTTAATTTCTTTTGATCTACTTTGGTAGACATTTGTTCAAGCACTTTTCTTCTTTCGTATTCCATTTGCTCTGGGTTAATTGCAAAATTACTCTTAACATTACCAGCTCTGGCTTTGCCTTGTGCTCGGTACCCGGGTTTATTAGTCTCTGTCATAGGCCTCTAGTTCTTTAATTGTTCTGATGATTTTTTGCGTATAATATACATCTTCAGCGTATATTGCAAGTGTCTTAGCTAGTCTTTCTAAATCTATTTTATCGCTAAAATGCTGACTTATTCTTTCACTTCTAAACTTATAATAATGATGATTGTGATTTAATAAATCAATATAATATGAAATGGATTCGCACTTTGTCTCAAAGATCCTAAGCCCCCACGTCGCATTAGGATTACTTAGCGGCTTTAGTTGATCATCAGTTGGGTCAAACGTGCGGATTCCAAGGAGGTTGTTTGCTTCTACGGCAAATCTAGATTTACCCCAATTGGATTCATGTACTGCTTGCGCAACAATTAAATCAACTGGCACTCGGTCTTGTTCCGCGTGCATAGAATTAAGGTGCAGTGCACATGCACGCACCTGTTCTATAAATTCATCGTTGTTTGTATAATCCATAATAGGATTAAATGTTAAACAAACCATAAGTGTTTTACATATCCAACTCATTGTCCCCAACTTTCTCCTAGATCTATATCAACTTTGGATGGCACTTCTAATTTTACACATGTCTCCATGACTTCTTTTATTTGATTAGCCTGTCTTTCATCTTTAACAGAACAATCAAGTTCGTCATGTACTTGTATTAATGGAACAACGTTTAATTGCTCATAAACGTCCACCATAGCCTTTTTTGTTTGATCTGCAGCTGATCCTTGAATCAACCTGTTAAGCGCTTTNTACGTACCATATCTCTTTATAGCATCGCCATATTCTACCTTAGCTTGATTTAAAGGTAATGGTTTATGTACACCCCATTGTGTAGGTTCCCATAGATCAAATCTACATTTACGTCCAAGTAATGTGCGAATAATACCTTTTGAGTTAGCACGATTCATCACCGCTTCCAACATACCTTGCATAAAAGGAACTTTACCACGGAAATCTTTTAACATTTCCTTTGCTTCTTGTGGTTCTAAATCCAACTCACGAGCAAGTTTATTATACCCCATGCCATACATAACACCCAGACCAATTGTTTTTGCTAATCTTCTATCCACTCCTGCCATGTCTGCTGTTTGTTGATGAAAGTCTAAGTCTTTCTTTTGATATGCTTCTTTTACATCGTGTGCACCTGGTTGGTCCACGAGGCACGCCCAATGTGTTAAGAGTCTTGGTTCTTGTTGCGAGTAATCTGCCTTGAGCCAATATTCACCCATTTCAGGAATGAATAATTTCCTAACGTCTTTAGCAAACTGACCACGGCTGGGTACCTGCTGTAAATTAGGATGGTTATAAGAGAACCTACCACTGACAGTACCACCAGTATCTGACCTAATTTGATTAATGTGTGCATGTATTCGACCATCATCTGTATAATTCATGAGGCCATATAAAAATGTTCCTCGTAATTTATTTAGCTCTCTTGCTTGCATAATCAACCTAGGTAATTCATGAGGATGATCAGTAAGAAACATCTTTGTAAATGATGGCGAACCTGTTTTGTCAGTTCTTTCATAAGGTAAATTCAATGCGTCAAATGCTTTTGCTATAGAAGCTGCAGCCCATATTTCTACGTTAAGATTTGTAAGATCTTTAATACGTTTCATCAACTTCTTTTCTTTGTTGTGAAATTTTGTATTCAACTGCTCACATTTAACAGTGTCAAATCTAACACCACGTCTTGTCATATGAAATATTACATTAATGAGTCTACACTCAACATCATACACTGTGGTAAGATTGTCTTTAACTATCTCCCAAGTTAACTTCTCATGTAATTTATATGTAAGATCTGCGTCAGCCTCTGCATATTCACCAACAAACTCTGCCGGTAATTTATACATCTCTGATTTTGCATCAACACCAAAAGCTTCTGCTGCTTCTTTTAATTTTTGCTCATTTTTAAATTCACCTAGATACTCGTGTACAATACTATTTAGTGTATAAGAGTATCTGTTTTCATCTATCAAAGCGGCTGCCACCATAGTGTCATGCACTTTACCTTTGACCTGTATTCCTAAAGTCCACAGCCAACCAATATCATACTGTGCATTATGAAATACTTTTTCTATCGCATCATTATCACAAATAGATTTTATGTAACTTACGACTTTGTGTTGTTCCATATTGCCACCACCCTCGTGTGCAATAGGATAATATGCTTTAAAGGACGCAGTGGCTATAGCTATACCAATCACCTTACCTCTCAACGTTGGCCAACCTGGTCCGTGTTTTATTAAATCTGGGTCACATGTTTCTAAGTCAATCGCCACACGTCCTTCTATGACCGGAAATTCCGTGGGTGCTACCCAATGTGACGTGACTGTTTTATATAGATCCTGAGTCAATTATCTCTCCTGCTATTGCTGCATAACCTGCCATGTCGACAAAATTATCCATATTTATTTTTCTACCTTGATTGTTTCTAGATATTTTTAACAATATCATCATCAAAGCAACATCATCTGCAGTAATGCTAGCCATTGGTTGTAATTTTTTATCTAAAAAAATATTCCAATATTCTGCTATCTCTGCATGATTACTAAATGCATCGCCATGTGATAGATTTCTATCTTTAGCTACTAGCCTACTAGCTTCTTCTAGTATTTCTTCTTTGGTCATATTATAAACCCTCCATCTCGTTGTGGTTGTATTATATGTAGTTGTTCTCTAGCACGTGTTGCTCCTACATAAAACACACGGCATTCGTCGTCCGAATCCTTTTCCATTGCTTCTTGTGATTTTCTAGATAGATCTGTAAGCAACATAACATTGTCTGCTTCTCCACCTTTTGCACCATGTATGGTGCTTATATTTATTTTAGGGTCTTTTGATATTGTGCCCCTAATCTCTATGGCACGTAAGTATTCTTTATCTCTGTTGCCAACTTTATCAAATGCTACATCCCATGGTCTGCCACCCATTAATAATCCATGATGCATAACAAGTTCTTCTAATTCATATTGTTCTTTGTCAGCCATCTTAAGATTTTTGTGTCCTCTCTCAATTCCTATCTGACTAGACATATATGAATATATGTCTTTTATGTCTGCCAAAGGTACAATTTCACCGTTATTTAATTTTTTCCATGCTTCTACAGCGTTTAACAATTTTGCAGATATAGGTAATTTATTATTTCTTTTGTACAACATACCTTGTAATCGTATGTCACGTTCTATCTCATCAAGCATATAATTAGTCCTAGCCATTACAAGCCAACTTCCTGGATCTTTTAAATTAACACTGTCTGGATAAGCATGGTATTGTACTAATCCATCTCTTTCTGTTCCTCTCCACTGTTTGTTTCTTCTTAACTTAACTCTATTTATTATTCTACCTGATAAATTTTGAATAACACGAGAACACCTAAAAGACTGTTTTAGTGTTTCTACCTCACCTGGTAACTTTATAAAGTATCGCACATCTGCACCAGCCCAGTTGTATATAGCTTGGTCATCATCACCACTTATGTAAACTTGCCTTGCATTCTCTGTCAATTTGTTTATCATTCGCCACTGCAATTTACATAAATCTTGTGCTTCATCTACAAATACGACTTCTAATTTTGGCACAGGACCAGAATCCAAGTACAATTCTATCATGTCTGTAAAATCAAATACTTCTTTTTTCTTTTTAAATTCTTCTAACGATCTTTGTGCACGTAACAAA